TTCAGAGTAGGCGGGTTATCAGGGCAGGACACTGGTGCTGGGTATGTTACGGGTCGATTGGTAATTAGCAACCAAGGTTCGCCATTCATAACATCAGCCGTAACAGTGTTTGCCACAGGGCAGGTCAACTATGACTTTCCTTATCCTATTGCTATACCAGAGAAATCTGACATAGAGGCTAGAGCAATCACATCTAGCGGTACCAATACAGTATCCTCTTATTTTGGTATGATCCTCATTAAGAACGATGGGCAAACCTAATGGCTAAAGCAATCTGGGACAAACCAAGACCGAAAGGGTTGGACAAGCCAAAGAAACTAAGCTCGGCTAAGAAGACTGCGGCTAAGGCTATGGCTAAGAAAGCAGGGCGTCCGTATCCGAATCTCGTTGATAACATGAGAGCTGCGAGGAAGAAATAATGGCTAAGTCACCAGCATGGACTAGAGCAGAAGGTAAGAACCCGAAGGGTGGTCTCAACGCAAAGGGTCGCGCTAGCGCTAAAGCTCAGGGTATGAACCTGAAACCCCCTGCGCCGAAACCGAAAACCAAGAAGGACGCCAGCCGCAGGAAATCCTTCTGCGCTCGCATGGAAGGCATGAAGAAGGTCAACACTTCTGCGAAAACTGCTAAAGACCCGAACAGCCGCATCAATAAATCTTTGAGAGCATGGAACTGCTGACATGAGCACATCAGGTACGGCATCGTGGAACCCAGACATGACCGAGATCATCGAGGAAGCATTTGAAAGATGCGGAGTCGAGGTCAGGACAGGATACCAGTTCCGCACAGCAAGACGCAGCCTCAACCTATTGTTTCAAGAGTGGGCCAACAAAGGACTCAATCTCTGGACTATAGAGCAGGGCCAAATCTCGTTGACCGCAGGCACTGTGCAGTACAACCTACCTGAAGATACCGTAGACATCATTGAGCATGTAATTCGGCAGAACCCCGGCAGTGTCGCGAACCAAGTTGACCTTCAGATAGCCCGAGTTGCGTTACCGACCTACGCATCTATCCCCAATAAGCTAGCTACCGGAAGACCTATACAAATCTATGTGGATCGAGTCTCTCCTATACCGCACGTTAAAATATGGCCTACTGCTAGTGATAATAGTTACACTCTTGTCTATTGGCGCTTACGTCGCATCCAAGATGCAGGACAATCAGGTGCTAACACAATGGATATACCGTTTAGGTTTACGCCCGCCCTCATCGCAGGGTTAGCCTATTATCTGGCATTGAAGACTCCTGACGCTATGGATCGTATTGCGGCGTTGAAAGAGCTGTATGATGAGGCGTATGACCTAGCCGCGCAGGAAGACAGAGATCGCGCTCCGGTGCGGTTTATCCCGCATATCGGCTACGTTGGCGGCAGGGGTTGGTAAATGGGCGGCAGATTTGCCAGTGAGAAAAGAGCGTTTGGTTTCTGTGACCGTTGCGGGTTCAGATACGACTTACCGAAGCTCAAAACGTACGTAGTCCTTGGCAAGATCATAAACCAGAGGGTTTGTCCTGAGTGCTGGGAAATAGACCACCCGCAAAACTGGGTCGGTATTATAGGCTCCCGTAAGGCCGCAGATGATCCGCAAGCACTACGCAATCCAAGACCCGATACAAACCTCAATGCTTCCCGTGGGTTTTTTGCTTTCAATCCTGTCGATACTCAGCAGGTTGATTTTACGTTGAACGATGTATTTGTTAAAATTACTTAGAGGTAATTGAAATGGCTAAAGATATGTGGGAAGGTTCCAGCAAAGACATTTCGCAGGACAAAAAGCTTGCGAAGAAACACAAGATGTCTTTCAGTGACTGGGAGAAGTCCCCGATGGATAAGAAGCACGACAAACAGAAGTCTATGAAAGGTCTGAAGAAAGGTGGCCCGACTTCTATGGATCGCAAGAAATTCGGCAAGAACATGTCTCGTGCGATGAATCAGAAATCTTCTGGAAGAGGTCGCTAATGGCTAAATACGACACCAGCAAGCACACTGAGGGTACTGAAGAGTATCGCGGCATCAAGGACGTACCGCAGCCGCATGGTAACGGCTACCCGAACAACATACCGAACACCAAGACGGTTAAGATTCGCGGTACGGGCGCAGCCACCAAAGGCACCAAGTGCAGCAATAAACTAGGCTAAAATATGAGGTACGGGAGCGTCTATATTTTGACTAATCGAATCACCCATTGTCAGTACGTGGGGCAGACGATCCAGCCTGTAAAAGCTAGATGGCGGGCGCATGTAGCAAACGCAAAAAAACCCAAATTTGACATTAGTAGAGCGATTAGCATTTATGGCGAGCGTGCCTTTAGCATAGTGGAAGCCTACATAGCTTTTGACAAAAATGGGCTTGATGCTGCTGAAGTAGCGTTGATAGCGGATTTGGCCCCCGCTTACAACATGACTAAAGGTGGTGCGGGTAGTCCCATTAGAATAACTCCTTATGAGTTACGCGCAAAGCGCTCTTACGCCGCTAAAAAGCGCTGGGCTGATCCTAAATGGAGGGCGACCACTATAGCTAAAATGGCCGCTGCTGTCTCTTTAGAGGCTAAGCAGGAGCAAGGCAAAAAGCTGATACAATTCAAGGGTGGGGTTAAACGTTGGGAAGGGCATGTGAAAAAAGGACGCACGCTAAAGTCTCGTTCTGAAACCGTTAAGAAGTCATGGGGCGATCAGAATGTGCGGGCCAAGCGGATAGAAGGGATAAAAAAAGCGGTCAGCGATCCAGCGGTTAAGGCTAAATTACTACTGAATTTACAGAAACCACAACCAAAAGAGGCTAGGGATAGGACGGCTAGGGCAAAATACAAGCCTGTGTACTGCCCAGAACTTCAAGTAACATTTATATCCAGAAAACATGCAGCAGCGCATTTTGGTGTGACTAGAGAGACTATCCATTGCGCTATAACAAAACCGCATAAAATAAAAGGTCTTTATTCTTTAGTCGGACAGATTTAGCTATGGACTATCTTAGCCTTAGAACTGCCATACAGCAATTCACAGAAGTTGACGAACCTACGTTCGTCGCTAACATCCCTGTGTTTGTTCAGAACACCGAGGTAATAGTAAACAACAGCGTCCAGCTCCCTGCGTTTAGGCAGACTGCCACTCTATCGACCGTAGCAAGCAATCAGTATGTAACGCTGCCTTCTGGCTTTTTGTCTATGTTCTCGGTAGCCGTCATCAGCCCTACAGAGGGGTACGTATACCTGCTGAACAAGGATGTGAACTACATCAGAGAAGCCTATCCGTTTCCAGCGACTACCGGCCTTCCCACAACCTATGCGCTGAACGACGCAACTCAAATAGCGCTGGGGCCGACGCCTAATGCCGTCTACTCGCTGAACGTAAATTACTACGCTTACCCACCGAGTATCGTAACCGCAGGGACGAGCTGGCTGGGAGTCAACTTCTCCAATGTGCTGCTCTGGGGTACGCTAGTCGAAGCGTACATCTACCTCAAAGGCGAGCCTGAACTGATTCAAACCTATCAAGCCAAATTCCAAGAAGCTATGGCAGAACTGAAACAGTTGGGTGATGGTAAGAATAGAGGTGATACATACCGTAAAGGGCAAGTCAGGGATATGGTGACGTAATGGCTATTACCCAAAGTATTGTTTCGACATTCAAATCCGAACTATTCCAAGGCGTGCACAACTTCGCCACTGGCGGAGACACATTCAAGATTGCCTTATACACGGCTAGCGCCGATCTGAACTCTTCTACGGTAAGCTACACGGGCACCACGGGTGAGGTGCCTAACGGCAGTGGATACACCACGGGCGGAAACGTCTTAACAGGCCAAAGCATCGGGCAAGCAGGAACAACCACCTTCATAGACTTCAATGATTCTGTGTGGCTAGCGGCGTCATTCTCTGCGGCAGGAGCGTTGATCTATAACGACTCAGCTGTAGGCAAACCTGCGGTAGCGGTGCTCAATTTCGGCGGCACATACATGCCGACCAACAACACATTCACGGTGCAGTTCCCTCCCGCCACCAGCACGACAGCAGTAATCACAGCGACCTAACAAGGAATATACATGGCAATTCGTTACCCCCTAGTCCTGAACGGCACTACCATTGAAGAGCTTCAACTCGCTGACTCTATCGACTTCACCTCAGCGTCTATCTCAGGAGACCTGACGTTCACGGGTACCGGCGCTAGGATAAAGGCTAATTTCAGTGACCCTATCGCAACCAATCGCCTGCTGTTCCAAACCTCAACGGCTAACAGCACTACGCTTGTTGGGATCATGCCTAACGGCACTGGCAGCACTTCAGGTATCTATGGCGTCAACAGCTCGACTCTGACCAATGCCTCGTACTTTGATCTGCGCGTGTCGGGTTCCGATAACGATGTTCGTCTGACTTCCGACTACTACGGTGCGGGCACGTACCTACCTATTACGTTCTACACAGGTGGCCTAGAACAAGTACGCATAACGGCGAACTCTGGTGCTCCGGCAGATTTCCAATTCAGCCAGTCCGGTACGCGGATAACGGGCGACTTCAGTAACGGCACTGCCGCTAACCGTGTGTTGTTCCAGACCTCTACCGCTAACAGCCCTACGGCTGTGGGTATCATGCCCCGTGGAACGGGCACTACGTCTATCATCTACGGCACCAATAGCTCTACCCTTACCAACGCATCCTACTTTGATCTGCGGGTATCCGGCTCTGGTAACGACGTTCGCCTATCTGCTGACTACTACGGCGCGGGAACGTACCTGCCTATTACGTTCTACACGGGCGGTGCTGAACGAGTACGGATTGATACTGCGGGTAACATAGGGCAAGGCTTAACGAGCGTCACAACTACAGGGTTTACTGGCGGGTACATTGCAAAAAGCTCAACCGCTTTTGGGCCTCAGCTCGTTTATGAAAATGCAACAAATGATTCTAGCGGCCCTTACTATATTCTACAAAAGGGAAGAGCGGGTGCCATCGTTCAATCTGGCGACACTTTAGGAAATTTCCAGCTCCGTGGATTTGATGGCACTAATTTTATACGAGGCGCATCCATAGAAGCCGCAGTAGACGGCACCCCCGGCACTAACGACATGCCCGGAAGGTTGGTGTTCAGCACAACGGCTGATGGTGCTTCTACTCCTACGGAGCGGATGCGGATTGATAATGCGGGTAGGGTGGGTATTGGATCAACCTCGCTAGCTGGATATGGCGTGCGGTTATCCAGAACCATTACGGGAAGCACTTTTTCTTATGGTTATTTTATTGACTCAACTAACGACGCGACGGTTTCAAATACGTTTATCGGCTATGGGTCAAATTTGGCAACCGCTAATGCGGTAACAAATGTTCGTCAATACTCAGCGGCGCAAGCTACGTTTACAGGAGCGGTTACAAACCAATATGGTTTCTTTGCCGACTCCTCTCTCACAGGAGCCACCAACAACTTCGGCTTCTACTCAAAC